TCACGCCGCCTTCAGTTCTGCCAGAAGCGCGTCGGCATCCTCACGGTTAGGAGATACACCTGCAACGCCCAGCCAGTTCTGGCGAGACAGGAGCCCGTAAGCTTCATCCGCGATAGCCACGAACGTGGACCAAGGCATAAATGTGCGAGCGCCCCAGGTGTTGAAAAACACACCGTCTGGATTGTAGCCAGTTAGTGCGATGGCGTGACCTCCCTTAGGGGACTTGTCGGCTTCGGCCAGCTTGTCCAGATCCCATGTCTCGCCCAAGCCGAGAGACAGAAAGCCGCCCGGAACCTGTACGCCAGCCAGCACGCCGCCGAGGAAGGCGATGCCGCGCTTGATACTCTGCTCGTCCGTGGGTTGGATAATGCCATATCCAGTCAGATAGTCGCGTGTCTGACCAGGCCGAACAAATCCATTCTTACGCCAGTCGTTCAACTGATCGAGCAGGATGGTACCGTCATCGTTCGTGCCGGTGGCTGGATCGAAGCCAGTGACAGCGCCGTAGTTCTCCAGAACCTGATCGGTCGAGAGAAGCACGAGACCCTGCGCGGCCTTTGTCCACGTTGCGACATGGGCGGCCTGAGCTGCGAAGGCGCAACATCCGAAGCGGTCATTACCCCACATCTGATAGGGTACGCCTGCCGACCAGTCGCACGAATAGGGAATGACCGGCAGCGCAGTCGCTAGTGCAGGGGCCAACTTGTACGTGCGCGGATCGTGCTTTGGGGCGCGTTTACCGAGGCGATACGTCATGATTTTACCTTGGGAGCAGGAATTGAGATTGCCGGTTTCTGATGTTTGGCCCGCCCCTGAAGACGCATGGCGTCTAGGCGACCGAGCGCCATGTTTTCGATGCGGCCAGCCAGATACAGGTCATTCAGGAGTTGCTCGCCAGTCACCAGGCGCTTGGACGTAGAGAAGACCCCAGCCGTAGCGAGCGCGTCATAGACCAGCTCAAAGCAGTAAACGTGACCGGGGCGCTGCATGGCCTGAATCCGGAACGCCCATCCAGCCATAGCGAGAACGTCATAGGACGTACCCAGCATCGACTTGCAGTAAGCAAGCGCCTTTGCTGCTTCATCATCGGACAGCCGAACTGTGAAAGCGTGGCCAGTACGAGGTGGCATTCCGAAGTCAGGATCAGCAGGGCCTACGCCAACGATGTGCGGGACAGTCGCACTGTAGATCATGCCGTCCAGTTCAATCGTGGCGTGGCTGTAATCGGACTCCAGGCGCCAGCAAATCAGGCGCCCGGCCAGATCGGCCGGACGGTAGAGACGAACAAGCGCTGTCACCGAATAGACCTCACGATAAAAAAGGCGGCCAACAGAAAGGCCGACGCCGCAAAAGTGGGGATGCCCCACGCCAGCAGGCCATCCCAGCCAGACAGTTCCAGCGGGGGCATCCCGTCGATCACAGGGTCACACGTAGGACGCGGAGGGCCTGCGCCTCAGTCATCCGCGCATCGGAGATCGACACGATCCCCAGCAGACCTTCAAACACAGACAGAACCGTCTTGAGAGCAGACAGAGCGGTGTTGGCGTCGGAGAGCACGCTGCTGGAAACGGTTGCACTGGCTCCCGTGACCGCTGACGATAGATCGGCCGCGACCGTCTGGAGATCAGCCAGCACCGAGTTGATGGCGCTTTTCATCGTGCTGTCGTCGTAGCTGACCGTCACACTGGAACCGGCCGCAGACGCAAAGGCCGTGAGGGCAGAAGACAGAGCGACGGAAGCCGTTTCGATGACAGCCACAGCAGGAGCGCCGATGGCAGAGGCGACAGCGGCAATAGACAGCACCGTCGATACGGCGTTGATGCCAGCCTGACCGTAGGCCTTCACCTTGGCGACGTTGACCGTGATGGTCGTGACATTCCCGGATGTGCTGACCGTGCAGGCGCCAAGAGCGCCAATGGCAGATCCGGCCGCAAGCGCTTTCAGAAAACCGCGGCGGGAGGCGATCTTATCGCCGAAAAAGTCTTTCTTACGCATTGGCGGCGACCTCCGGCGTTGCAGAACTGTCGTCAGGCGCAGCAACAGGCGTTTCAACCGCCGTCACGGTATCCGTGATGCCTTCGAAAGCCTTGGCAAGACCGGCGTCAATCGCGCTCAGGTTGAGAGAGGGATCAAGGTGCGGAACAAGCGTCTGGACCAGCAGAGAAACGGCAGTGCTTGCCACGGCCAGATCGGCCTTCACAGCGTCGCTTTCATGCTTGCCTGCAATGGTGGAAATGAGGGAGTTGAGAGCAATCAGGGAGTTCAGATCAGCCACAAAGGCCTCCAATAAAAAAGGCACCTCAATGGGTGCCTGTGAAAGGTCGGGTCTGGCGGGAGAACCGCCTCCTTCGGGGTTCAGTCACGTATCCGGCTTGTGCTTGGTCAGAACATCAATGCCGTGATCGGTCAGGAGCGCCTTGGCTTTTTCCTTATCCTTGTACGGCACCATGACGCCCGTTCTGCCGTACTGGATGCGGTTGGCGGCGTTAAGGAGATTAGCCGCGCCCCAGGTGACTGCGACATAGAAGACTTTCTTCAGCGCATAGCGTGAGGCCCCAGGCTTTGGCGGCTTGAGAAATACCGCAATGCAGTTGCACAGCCCCGAAAGAGCCAGCAACGCAAGCACGGCATAAGCGATATCCTTTGCTGGCAGCATTGCTACCAACATGGTCAGCGGGTCCATGTTTTGGTGTCCCTTGGGAGAGTATCCGGCTTAGCCAGCGCCGAGCGCGCGCACCAAGCGGGAAATCAGGTCAAGCCGCGATTGCAGCTTTGAAATCGAGGATGTTGCCAAGGGCGTTGGCCGCACCGAGGGGGGAGTTAAAAACTCGTTTGTGATACTGTGCCATTCCAGCGGCATCGGACGCATCCGGAAGCGATGCGCTATCCCGATAGTATTTGATCCGCGCCATTGCGCAGGAATAGCGCAGGTTCCAGACCATCCGATCCGCTGTCGGTGCAGATACTCCCGCAATCTGCTGCATCTTGGTCGCCAGCCGCGATTGTGCCGGGAACCGCAAGAAATTGGTCCAGCAGTCGTCGTGCGTTGCAGGCTCCATCTGCCACAGGCCAAGAGCCGGGCCGCCCCCGATCTGCCGCAGATACGTCGCATCACTCTCCGCCAGCGCCGTGCCAGTCAGGAGATTGACGGCTGCCTCTCCGCCCAGTCCGAGGTAGTCCAGCGTTGGCCGGACGACCTCGTTTTTGAGCTGCGTGACGGTTAAGGCCGCTCATCCCAGATGCCCTTTCAACCAGGCGTAAAAGGCCCCCAGACAAAGGCCCGCAATACCAAGAGCCTTTGGCCCTAAGGTGTTTGCAGCCCAGATGGTGTTTTTCATCGCCCGGTCACGTTCGCCACGAACACGGTCCTGTTCGTCCAGCTTGGTTTGAATCGCCTTGAGCGAATTGGCTTGATCTCGTGACGAGGCCGCCTGCTGAGCAAGCAAAATACCATGCTCATGGACCTGCTTTGCAACGCCGTCGAACTTGTCTAGATGGCGCTCGAATTCAGGCCTGAGAACGTAATCACCGGGCGCGCCTAATATTTCGGGCATCCGCCCCTCCAATAAAAAAACCGCCCCGGAGGGCGGCTGTGTCAGTCAGATTGTTGGTCGGGTCAGTTGGCGAGTGTGCCGTTTTGGCCGTCCGTCCATTTGGATGCGGACGCATGCCAGTATGCGGCGACGCCAGTGATCCCGTTCAGCTTGCAGTCAGAGCACCAGACCTGAGCACCATCGTCGTCTGCAGTTGGCAGACTATTTAGCGTGAATGATCCCGCCACGTACGCGCCGCCGTAGTTTTCGCTGTATGGACTGATCGTCGCGTTAGCGTATTGCGTGCTGTGCAGGTAACTGCATCGGGATGAGCCGTCACAAAAATTCACCGACTTGCCGGAAGCAAGGTTAATATCCCCGCTCACCGTCAAAGCGCCGCCTACCGAGGCGTCTCCAACAACATTGGCCGAAGCAAGTTGTGCCTCAGCACCAGTCGCAAATTTCCCGTCAACATAAACGGTTCCTGGAACACCATTTTTTGGGGCCACGACCAGATGGAATAGTGCACCGCTTGAGCTGGTAGCATCCGTCAGATATTCGTATGCGCCCATTTGCCCATCGCTGCCGAGCATACCTAGAGATTTGGTATCGGCTACCGTAACATTGCCTCCCGATGCGACACCACCAGAGAGCGTGAGATTGCCAGCATAATCAATTTTGGCCGCTTCCGTGGTTCCATTGAAGAACTCGATGAAGTCGTTCCCGAAGCCGCTTTCCGCTGCGACCTGCAAGGCTGCCACATAGCCAGATGGAGGCGCGCCAACCACGACAGGTGAGTAATTTCCGGCATATCCCGCCGCATCAATGGTCGTGTATGTTCCGAGATTAGTTGTTCCCGTTACAGTGAGATTACCGTCAGCATGGCTGTTTCCGCTACCATCAACGCTAAGGCCACAGACTGAATACCCGCAGAGAGACACGCCGTTAGGATATGTCTTTGGGTTAAAGTCAATGCGTTCCTGTGTTGCATTTGGCGTGGTGCGTGATCCATCAATGTCGATACCGAACGACACCGTAGAGTCTGTGTAATTTGTGCTGTTCGCAACGTTCCTTGTCGTCCAAATCGCAGGACGAATGTAGTGGAATGAGTTGAACGAATCAGTGCCGTTGTTTGTACTCTGCGCCCAAGAGGTTAGGACTTTTTGCGATCCAGCAGAATAGTCACTCCCCTCCAGAGATCCTACATAGAGCGGGTCACTGTCGATCGGAGTAGTCCACCACTGCGGGGACATGGTGATATAAGTCCGCATCCCACCAGCTAAGGCTAGAAAATACGAATCATCAGAAAGCTGCGTGGGGCCGCTCGCATCGGATGTGAACGTGTATCCATGCTGAGACACTTCGTAATTACGGGTCAGGTTCGAGACCTGAAAGTCGTATTCGCCCAGCTCCTGATTATGGATTAGGGCAGTGCCCACAGATGATCCCTGTCCACCACGGCTACCATCGTAAACCATGTACGTATTTTCTTTGAACAGCTTCGTCAGTGCGCCAACATACACAACCGGCGTTGTTCTGTTCGGGTCCCAAACCGTATCTAATGAAGTTGTCGATGGCGTCATGTCTCTTGTGCCATCCTCCATTCCCCATCCATAGACGTTGATTGTTTTATGGTCGTCAGAGACACTCTGAATATACCCAGAAATATTGTAAAATCGGGAAGCTTTCCGCTTGTTCCAACGGGTATCTGGGTCGTTCCCGAAGGTACGGAATTGGTGATGATGTACTCTCCCGGCTTTAGCTGAGAAACCTCTTCATCTGTAAGAGCCGTTGAAAGAACAACGCTTGTAGCTGTGTACGAGGCAACAGGCAAAATCAGACGAGCACCAGCATTAACTGGGTTTTCATAAAACATTACCCCGTCATGGGTAGAAGAGGCTCCCGTGCGGTAATCAATGCCGGAAATTGCTGCAAGGCGTCCAATCGCAGGTTCAGAAAACGCGCAGATCGTACACCCCGCGTTATAAGGGCCAGAAGGAGCAGACACGATGTTGAGGCTGCCAGGCTGCGCTGCATACGTGCCGTACGATGAGTGAGCCAAATTCAGCGCGTGACCGCCAATTCCGGTATATTCGTAACCGCCGCCAATAGCCTCGCCCGTCACGTACGCGTCCAGTAGAGGGACCGTTGCGCCACTGATAGACGGGCCGAATTGACCCTGCTGCGTCAGCACGTTGGCGGTGACGCTCCCAGAACTATTCAACCCTGCAACCGTGAAGCCGATATCCGCCTGCTGGACGGAGTTATCTGCGTAGGTGGCAGTATCGCCAAGGAGAGCAGACCACGACAGGCCAGCAATTATATTGGCGTCAGATAGACCACCCGGAGCCAACGTTGGGGCAGGAGTGGATGAGCTGGCAGCCGTCGCTGCAGTCGCACCCATGCGAACAACGGACTTTGGGGCCAACATCTTCACGGCTGCTGTATGGAGCGGATGCCGGATGTGGTTCGGGACAACGTCAGCGGCCCGAACACCAGACATAAAAAAAGCGGCCGAAGCCGCCAGAAAAATCATTTTTTTCATCGGATTATCCCGCCGATACCATCACGTACTGACCGTTGTTCCAGAGCGCGCCGGAAATGCCTGGGTCAGTTGTAGGAAGATCAACCTTGATAAGGAGATAGCCGTCTGTAGAGGCCCCCATTACTTCAACGCCATTCAGCATCAGCCCAAGATCAGCCGAAAGGGCAGCAACGCCACTTGCTGTGTCTTTCTGGTCGTCCAACGCTGTTTTTGATGCGTCCAGAATGGCGTCCGAGACCGCAACGCCATCAATAACGGCGCCGCTGATATTAATCCCTTCGAGCTGCGCGGCCAGAAGGAGGGGGGCTACCTGTTTTGCCAGAACATTTAGGGTGACAGGGACCAGATTGCTTGTTGTCGTGCCGCTCATCAGGAGTATTCCTCGATAATCCATACCCCGGGTGAACCGCTTCCGCCGACATAACCCGTTGAACTGTTTGATCCTGCGCCGCCACCACCGCCGCCGTACCCGGAAGCATGATCGCCCGTCCCATTATTGGAACTGGTCCCGCCAGTACCTAGTGGGCCACTTCCACCGATTCCTGGATAATTGGACAAATTATTCTCGGTTCCAAAGACCATGCCGGAAGGTCCATGCTCGCCTCCCTTATAAACGCAGTTTTTCAGTGGGGTCTCATTTTGGAAGGTAACTTGGCCGCCATACGCCGCTGCAGCAGAACCGGAGATGCTTTGACTCAGGGAGTTATAACCGCCAGTCCCCGCACCGAGCGTCACAAATGAGCCAAAGATCGAAGGCGATCCAGCCCCCCAAAGTCTCCAGGATTTCCAGTAGAGCCCCCTCCAGGACCAACAGTTAAGGCAATCCCACCTAAGGGTAGATCAGAAACCAATATGTCAAATTCAGCATATGCACCCGCAGATCCAGCGCCACCGGCAGAAACATTCCCTTGCGTACTGTTGAGTGCTGCGCTTCCACCGGATCCGCCCGCACCAACACCACGAACACGCCATAAAGTTGATCCAGCCGAAGGCTGGTATGTTCCTGATGTCGTTACGACGAACCTGTTAAGTCGTCGCCCCGGCGTAATCGCCGTAATACCTTTCTGTAATTCCGGAATTGTCAGCCAAAACGTATTTGCGATTTGGGAATACGTCACACCAGACGCATTCGTCGCGCCGCTCGGAACCGTAAAGGTCATCAGAGGAATGACAGCGCCATTTTCTGGGGCAGGGGGTGCCGATTGAGCAAGAGACAGGGTAATTCCTGAGCTTCGCCGCGTGGCGAGGCTATTACCTGAATTGTCCGGCCCTGCCTGTGTCTGGTCGGGACTGGCGACGTTGTAGAAGGGGAGAAGCGTCAGGTCAGTGTCGATGTCCGCGCAGGTTGCGTAGAGTGTGTAGGCGCCCCCAACGCCCGGGAAGGTAAGCGTGACAGATGCTTCCGAAAGGAACTGGCACATGACCTCTGTAGCATCTGCCGGGATACCTCCCCCCTGTCCACCAAGAGCGGTCGGAAGGAGTTGCCCTCGCGTTACAACAATACCCGTTCCCAGCGTAACCGACAGGGCAGTACTGGATAAAGTTACGGCAAATCCGATTGCCGCAGTTGTTGTCCCGTACAGCAGATCAATCAGGCGCCCCAAGCCCAATTTCCCGTATTTTTGAGCCAGCAGAAGGTCAACGTCCTGCTGGATGGCTCCGGGATAGATAATTTGTTGATCCATCATAGTTCCTGTCAGGACAGTGCGTTTCGGAGCCAGCCAATGACGCCGGCGGCTTTGGTTGAATTTATGGCTGAACGGATCGCGGCCAATGACCCAGACGGAACCTGCATATCGACAAAGAATTGTCCCGGAACTCCGGTATATCGTGCCGATGGAAGGCTATATCCGCCCCGTGCCGCATTTGTCAGGCCACTGCCACTGGGAGCCGGGAACCTCTGCCACGGAAGTCCAGCCGCAACATTGAGGACGCTATACTGGCCCGAGGCCAGAATAGAAGCCCCATCGCTTGCAAACAGAGATACCCCAAGAGAACTCGGGTCCGAGAAGGCAAGCGCCGTCATTGAGCGTCCGCCAACGAACAGCTCAACGGTATTTGAATCAATGATGCAGGTCAGTTCAATGCTACTTCCAAATGTCACAGGCATTGCAACCTGATCGTTCCACAAGGCGCTGTCACCGGTCGTGTACCCGGATTGGCTACGGTCTAACGTGACCGTCCCTTCAGCAGGATCGAAGGTAAGCCGAACCTGTTGTGAACCACCCTTGAGAACCGCCAACGTAAACGACGGCGCCCAGGAACCTCCGTTTTCCCCTATCGTCAGGGACAGGACATACATTCGACTTGAGAGGTTCGTGAGTGCCATATACCCGGCATCTGTCACGATAGACGAAGCCAGATTCACAACACTGTTCGTCGCGGGCAGCAATGGGACTTGCGTGATTGTCCCGTTCGAGAGGGCCAGTTTCCGGATTGTGGAATAACACCCATAAAACGGCATGCTGTCGGGCCACGTATCCGCGTAACCCCAATTATTCACCCAACCCAAGGTATAGGCCTGTCCCGAACTATCCGCCCAAATCGCGGCTGCATAGAAATCGGGCCCGTAATCGAGGCGAACTGGCGCCCCCTGATTGTCTGGCGTGAAAACGCCAGCGCTATAGGCTCCGGTCCAGTAGTAAGTTCCCGTCGTAGGACTGCCATTGCCGCCAGCAAATAGAACCCATGACCCGCTAACCTGCACGAGCTTCGGGCACTCTAGATATGTTGGGGAGGATGGCGTTGCCATACTTCCCGTCGCCGTCCAGTTTTTTAGATCCGGAGACGTGTAGAACCCGATTTTGCCAATCTCGCCGATCACCATCATCCAAAGGTTTGCGGCCGCATCCCAGAAGACGGAAGGATCTCGAAAGATCTTGTCAATTTTTGCAGTCGTGCTGGTTGGAGTGTTCGCGTTCGGGTTCTGTTGAACCATGCCGTAAAATGTGAACGGCTGCGACAAATCGAGAGTGTACCAGAGGAACGTGGACTGCGCCCCCCCGGCTGTTCCAACAGCATCCCCGGCCATCGTTACAACAGCCACATATGCCCCAGCCCCGAACCCGGCTGTATTGTTCGTGTCTATGACGACAGAACCCGTCCAAGGATCACCTTGGCCCTGCTGATATTTCGGTATCGACACCCCCTGATCTGTCCAGTTCAAGAGATCCGGGCTGGTCAGGTGGCGCCACGCAGTACCGTTACCTGTCGGATAATCCCCATTCCAGAGAAACCAGAGATGCCATACGCCATCGACATAGATCGGCTGCTGAACGTCACATCCGAAAAACCCGATAGGCGCCAGGTGGGCGAGGGGGCGCCAATCTGAGTCGGGGGCGGGCCTAGCAGGTGCATATGAACCGCAGTCTGCGGCATTCCAGCACTCGATAATCTGGGCGCTTGTTGCCCCTGCGGCGGCTACGGCCGATGCAACGGCATCCCGCGTGTTTTTCCGGGCAACGAGAGCCGCCTTGATGCGCGCCAGATAGGAGGCATCTGCCTCACCACTTGTTCGCGGGAACTGACCAACACCAAACAAATCGTTGGCAGCCAAATCCAGAACCGAGCCCGTCGACGTGCTCAGGCGGGTAGAGGATCGAACCTGCTGAAGGAGCGTCCACGCCCCGGCAAGAGCGCTGCCAAAACCTGACAGGATGCCGACAAGAACCGGGGCCTGCTCAGTCGAGCCTGTTGCGACTGGATCGGGAAACCACCCACGCGGCAGTAATCCCCGCAGCCGACGAACGAAATCGTTTTGATCGCCCGTGCTCACGAGGTTGCACTCACTGTGACCGAGATCGTGCCGGGACGGATTGTGGTTTTCTGAGCAGCCGCAATGTCAGACTGCGCCCCGTTGAGCAGGACGTTCGTCACGCCGTTCACCGTCACTCCAGCACTTGTGTAGGCCAGATAGGAGAGGCGGGAATACTCGTAGCCAGCACCCACAGCACGGGCCGTGATGTCAGCGGAGACTGCAGTTGAAACAGCCGTCGTGACAGCAGAGACGTCCGTACCCACAGGCACCAGCACAGTCAGAGAGACGTTTGCAATCACATCGGTCGGGGCCTGAACCGCGTACTGGACACCGAGGGCTTTCACGTCCGAGATCGCGTCGTAAATGCTGCTCAGAAGAGCATCAGACGGCGTGCCGGAACCATCGTCTGCTACGACGGTGAAATATCCGGGCGTGAATGTGCCGTCTGGTGTGTATCCGTCAATCAGTTCCTGCGTCAGGCCGTTCTGAACGCCAGAAACTGCGTTCTGCACAGAAGCCCTGTTTGCGGTCGCCTTGGCCGCAAGCCAGACCGGAAAGCGAGCGCGCAATTCCGCATCTGTTTCCTGATCAGCCCCATTCGTCAGCGCTGCACCATTCGTGACCGTATCAATGCCGGAAACGCTGGTGCCCAGCAGGCAGATTGCACCGACAGACACGTTTCCAGAAGAGCCGGCCGTTACAGCCTGAACCGGAACAGTGATCGAGGACGTACCAACCGGCCGAACGTAGCCGCCTGACGCATCGGACCACGTCAAGACAGAGCTATCCTGCACAACAGCGTAGGACACGCCCGCAACCGTCCGGACCAGAACGCCCGGCACAACAACGGCCGAGGACTGGGACGGCGTAAAACTCGTCAAGGTGACCGAACCGGTCGCAGCCGTCCCCGGAAGCCTCGTCATGCCGTAATCAGCAACGAAGCTGTCGGCATCAGACCCGGAAGACGTCGCCAGTCGCGTGACCAGAAGGATCTGGATGGCCTGATATTGCAGCCAAAGCGCAACGCCGGAAACGCTCTCCAGAAGTGCCCGCCCAGGCGTTCCGACAGACAAGTCCAGCAACGAGGCGCACGATGCCTGTGCAGCGGCCACAGCCGTACTGACGGTCGTTGAAAACGATCGGAGATTTAGGGACATGCATGCGCCAGAAACAGAAAAGGCGCCCCGAAAAGCGCCTTGTTGCCGCAAAAAGGGCAATGATAGATTAGGAGTACGCCGTCTGTGTCACAAGTACAAGCGAAATCAGGCTGAGAAGGAGAGCCCCTGGACAGTCTGCGTCTGCTTGTCCACGTACTGGATAACGCACAGATACTGGCCAGACCCTTCATCAGTGATCGTGACCGTCGGGGCCTGAGACTGGTCGACTGCGCTCTCCTGCTGCAACTGAGCAAGAATGACTGCCTGAATATCGCCTTCCTGCATTGGAGAGCCGATGCGAGCAGGGAGCCCGACCCCGTAATCGAGATGCCAGGGGTAATCGCCCGCGTTCGTGCAAAGCCGCCTCAGGATCGCCTGTCGCGCCTCTTCGGCAGTGCCGACGATTGCAAGGCCACCCGTGCTATTCAGCACCAAGTCTCCGCCAATAATGTGAGAAATGGCACTCATCCTACGGGGCCTCCTGTATTGCCGCCATCGTTCCCGTTGGTGTGGACGTGGCCGTTGAGAGAGTGCTCGCCAGTCTTCACATCCGCATCGCCAGTCACAGTCTTATCTGTCGTGATATTGCCACCAGTGACCGCAAAGCCAGACGAGGTGAGGGATGCTGTGCAGTCACCGGCCTTCCAGGTCAGACCATTGGCGGTCATGGTTTCGGCAGTCTCGCCAACCCCAGAATAAATGGCGTCCTGCGTGATGTGCCACCACGACGCTTGGCTATCTGCGGTGCCGTCCGTCTGATCTCCTAGGGCAGGCGGCTGGCCACATCCGGTCCGGATCAGCAATTCTCCCGGCTGCGCTGGTTGGCCAGTCGCGGGAGATACAGGCGGCATGACAACGGCATCGAACTGAGCAGCGACAACGGCCAGATGCTCGGCATCGCCTTCCATCGCCAAGAGCGTGACGTGCTCGTTCACGTCCGGAACGCGACAAATCCGGATAGACCCAGCTGCAATAGTCGATACTGGCAGCCAGCCGCTCTCAGTATTATCTGGCTGAACCAGCACCTTAACCGCGTGGTTAACCGGATCGACGGCAGTGACAATGCCATGACAGGGCTTGCCGACCCGCGCCACGGCAGTTTCAGCCACGCGGCGTGCTTCATTCAGTGCTGTCACTGTTTCCTCCGTTCGAGGCTTCACGGTTCCGCAGCGTCACGTCCTGCAGGAATGACCCATCAGTGCCGTAAGTGCTGGACACGGCATCAACCGCGTACGCATCGTCACCCGTCAGATCCCAGGTGCTACCCGTGCCTGAAAACCGCATAAAATGGCGCGGTTCGAGCGTGATCCGGCCGGGGATATTGAGAGAGACAGTCCGGTCATGTGCGATAATCTGCCGATAGATCGCTTCAGCCTTACGTTCGATCTGTTCCTGACGCAGCCCCGGAAACCGATAGCTGTAAAGCGTGCCAGCGTTCTCAGCGAGAGTTCGAGAATGACCGTCTGCCGAGAAGTACGTTTCAGCCCGCGTCCGCTGCCGGCTGTCCCACGACATGACATGCACGACCACATTCTTGCTCGTGAGGAAGTCCCGCTCCAGCGTAAGACTCAGAGCCCCAGCCTGAATAGCCGACGTCGGCCCTGGGTCGTTGTAATGGAATGCGTGAATATGCGCCCCGCTGTCAGACGGTGACCCGACCGGCTTGCACACAATCGTCTCGCCCTCGGCGTACAGATCGCACCCAAACTCGTCTGCAATATACCGCGCCAGATCAAAGGCCGTCTGGAATTTGTGATGGGTCGCAGCCGACGACCGCTTGTGCTCCAACTGCCAGAACTGCCCGGTCATGCCAGAGGACAACGTCACATCGGACGACAGTCCAGCAGCCGACGCCACAGCCTTGATGACCTCCGGCCCGGTCTTGTTCATCCATGCCTCACGCACGCGAAGATCAAGTAGTTTCGCCAGCATATCCCGGCACTCGACCTCAACGCGCGTCTGGGTAGGTGACCAACGCACCCGATCAGCAAGACCCGAAAACACCGTCTTCCACGTCGCGTTCGTGACCACTTCGTCCCGCAGCTGAAGCGCGACCTTCACGTCAGGCGGCAATGCCCCATCAGCCGTGACAGGATCGAACCACTTCTTCCCGGCAGCATTCAGCTTCGCCCGATCCACCGCAAGCGTCAGGTCAGCCGTATCGGCCCGTGAATACCGCGTCCGGCTCCAGCTCGCCTGCTCAACGCGCGTCTCCGGATGCTCAACGCCACTCACCAGCAACCGCGCCCTGATAGAGCGGACTGGCCCGCTTGAACGATGCCCAACCGCCGTGATCGTACTCTCGCTCAAGATCCAGTCTCCGGCAGTCCTGTCGTCAGGGACGGATCAACGCCCGGAATGACAAGCGGCACCGGTCCCGTCAGCCAGGACAGATCCGGGTCACTCAACCCGTTCGCCTGAGCAATGCGCCACCATTGTGTACTGTCGGCCAGCTCGCGGCCCGCAACATGATACAGCGAGACGTCGCCAGCCGTGACTGTGATTGTCTTGCTCATTGCCCTGAAACCGCCTGTGCATTTTTGAGCGCCACACTGGCCGACTGACTGGCTTCAAGCGCGCCAACCTGAATCTGTGAATTTCCAGCAATGGCGAGCAGGGAAGCCGCATTGCTTGTGCCAAGGCTCCCGATATTGGCGTCAGCCTGCTCAACCGCGGTACTCAACTGACCAACCGTTGATTGCAGACCTGTAATCGTGCCGGAAAGCGCCGTCGGCAGGTTCGCCAGATTTTCACCCGTCGTCGCCATGCCCGATACGCTTGTCAGAGCATCCTGAGCCTTTGCCAGCGGACCACCAACGCCGATCATATTCGCAATCGGCGTGATCTGCCCGATGACGTTCTGAGCTGTGCTCGTGATGCTGGATGCCACCGATGACACATCTGCAATCGTACTCGTGACGGTGCTGAGCGCGCCCGTGACGCCGGAGCCGACGAGAGAGGAAAGGGCAGAGGTCCCGGAGGCCGTGGTCGAAGCGTTGGACGGGATGACCTCCAGCTCCAACTCGTACTGAATGACAGCGCCCTTTTGGGCGTAGGTGTACGCGTAGGACCGGATCAGGACCCGCCAGTTTCCACCAGCAGCAGAGAACGTGACGGCCTTGGCAGCAAGGCGCATCGTATCAACAGACTGTGCGCGGGTCAGCGCGTTCGCGCCTTGAAAGCGCCCCGTCAGCGACAGCCGGTAAGGATCATTCCCGCCGTTGTCGATAATCTTGTCGCCACCCGGAAGCCTGTGGATGACAAGAACCTGTTCGCCACCCGACCTTAAGGCGTCTGGAACCTCCGGGCCGCTGAGCGTCAGGCTTCCTAATTTGACGGTGGCGTTCGTGCCTACGCTGGAAACGTAATTGAGTGCCGTTTCAATATTGAGAAGTGTGCCGCTCATGCCGCCTCCGATAAGGGCAGAATCGTAGTACAGGGGAAGGGGCAGTACAAGGGAAACCCGCGAGACAGTGCGGGTTTGTGTGGTTGAGCAATCAAAAAAAACGGCGATCGCATAAGCGAAACAGGCCGTTTCTATTTTTAACTGTAAGCACTGCCCGAAAACCGTAAGAAATCGTCTTCGATTTGGAGTTGGTTATGCTGATCAAGTACGGTGAATTTCTTCTCGCGGCAGCGTTGTTAATACCTGCAGCAACTCTTGCTCAAAGCACCACTGTCTTTAACGGGCAAACCTATACGACCGTGACGCAGGCAGCTCCATCCTATGGAGAAGACGAGAACGAGCACGGCAGCGATCACCCGCAACGCCACAGATGCGGCCCACCTCCCGGCGACAGACGGGGACCACCTCCAAATGGCGAACAGATGGGTGACAGACCGCCTCCGCCTCCCATGGATAGCAATGGCCGGCCACCGCCTCCGCCCGATGGATGCCGCCCTCCACCGCCGCGGAGCGGGGGATTTGAGCAGGGCGGCCGATGAGGATCGCTACTGATAGTACCCGTTCGTCGACGTGCCATCCCGGCGCATGTAGTCCCAGATTTTCCCCGGCCCCGCATCGTTGATGACCGGATCCTCGGCCATGCGCTGCAATTCCGGATCGTCCCGCAGATCGAGCGGGAGCTGGCGCGGGTTGGTTATGCCCAAGGGGTCATCGGACTGCCAGTACGCGCATTGAGACGCAGCGCTTGTGAAGGTCGTAGGGGTCCAGTTCGCCCCGCCGTAGCGCATATTGTGCCGGACACAGGCAATATCTGAGACCGGATTGTTCATGATCCGGGATTTTTTCGTATGTGCGTTGAACAGCGCCCATTCGCGTTGGCACTGGATCTGGTGAGGATCACATTCCAGGCGTGAGTGTCCGTGTATTTCAGCGCATCCGGACAGAGCAAGAAGCGACAGGGCGGCGAGGGGAATGAGGCGCATGCAGCTACGATATCGCTCACTCATTATCCCGTAAACGCCTTGTTTTCAGCCAAATCGCATCATTCCGCTCTAAGATCTTCCTTGCAGAATCGAACAGAACATTATCTTAATGTTTCAGGACTTAACAAAATGAGTCCGTAGCTGATAGGAGATTGTGATGTTGCGTGTACTCACTGACCTCGAACTCGATGATGTATCTGGCGGATGGTCGACATCCTCTGATGGTGTGACTACATCTTATTCTCCAGGCGAACTCTCAACGGCCTCTGGCCCCGATCTGCCCCCAAAGGTATATGGCGTTCCCATTCGCGTAGATGCCGCTACCTACGATGAAATGAAAAAAGGCGTACCCTACGCCGCCATTGCAAACTGATTCTTCCTCGAAAAGCATCATTGAGTTCCAACAATATCAATTGCTGTCCGTCGGGGTTCTGACGGACAGCGCACGACAAGCGTATTGAAAGCTGGATAGAATGCAGTGATGCGCCTTACGCTCCTGCTCGCCTTCCTGACTGTTGCGCCCGTATCCGCCCTGGCTGCGCCTGCATGCACCGACGTGAGCCCAAACGGACAACTTCCCACGCAATCGAACGCAGGCCCGGTGCTATGCGATCAGTTCTACGCCGCGCAGCAATCCCTTGAAGACAAAGAGCCCCTTTGGTCCGCTGAGCACCTGACAGAAGAAGGCGTTGAGCAAGCTGAAAAACTACAGGGAAGGGCGGCCTTTCACGCCGATCTGCGCCTCCCGCTTGGGCAGCGCTCCGAGCTGACAGACTACAAGCGTTCAGGATGGTCACGAGGCCACATGACGCCCAGCGGTGACGCCCCAGACAAGGCTTCGCGCGCGGAAACCTACGCACTCTCGAACGTCGTGCCGCAATCCATCGCCCTGAATACGGGGCTCTGGAACAAGATTGAGCGCGTTGTGCGCAGCCTGGCCGCCAAAGACGGCGAGGTCTATGTCGTCACTGGACCAGCCTTCCACGGCGAGGCTGGAACAATCGGCCAGGGCCACGTTCGCATCCCGACCTCGATCTGGAAAGCGGTTTACGACCCGTCCGAAGGGGCGGTTGCGGTGATCGTGTGCAAGAACGTCTTCCAACCAACATGCGGGCAAGCCCCGATTGAGGCCCTGATCCACGTCACTGGCGTAGATCCATTTCCCGGCATCGCAACGTCAGAAAAGAACAAACATTTAGTGATTGAAGGCTGGCCAAAGTAGCCACCCGAGGTCATTGACTCGAATCCAAGACAAATGAGCCAATCCATTACGGAGGGTTAAATATGTCTTGGTTACAGTATTTCGTTAATAAGTCGTTATACGCCACTATTATTGCAGCAGGATTGCTCGCAGCAACACCGACAGCTCAAGCATTCCAGCCTCCGCAACCAAAGCCGCAGACGACAAAGCCTTCGCAGGACGTCGCTCTCCTGGACGGTGGGCACTACACCAACGTGGACGGCAAAAGCATCCACTCCCCAAGTCATACAACCGGAAACCGCGTCCCTGCCGGGGCTTCCGCCAAATGCGGCGATGGAACATACAGCTTCAGCACGCATCATCGCGGGACTTGCTCGCATCATGGTGGCGTGGATGAATGGCTTTAAGAGTATATTATATGACAATTGAATCTGCCCCTCCAAAACTAAGACAAATCACAAGAAGAGCCCTCAGCTCAGTCAGAAACATTTCTGGCAATTTTTATCGTAAATACAGAGAGAAAGATAAAAAGAAACAGATAGAAGAAATTGCCGGAAATATAAGGGATTATTCACAATACCTCATAGCAGCACTTATTTTCTTTTCTTTGGCTGTTCGGGTATTTGTTAGATTCGACGCTTATCACGGACCAAGCATAGATGATATAAAAAATAACTTCCCGGCTAATGCGTCAGATTTCCATCTTATGCATGCCAATTTAGTATGGTTTTTGTCTCAAAACACTCTATCGATTATCGGTGATGGATTGGCTTTGTCTGCCGGGGTAGATCTCGCATATATGCTATTCACACCAGGCCCCGATGAAGTAATTGCCCCTCTTCTTACTGCCCTATCAGCTACAATTGTTTTGATAATATCAAACGACGAAAAGCTAGACCTTAATCTCATAATCGGCGTTTTTGTACTTATACTCGGAATGATATTGCTTCTTCTAACCGGTTTTTTAACAGGGCTCATAGATACTCCAGATGAAAATAAAAAGAATAACCTTGTCTTGCTATTTGCCAAAAAGAAGCTGGGGCTGAACATAGATGAGGATCTTAAGCACTAACGCCCCCCACTAACCCCAGGGAGCGTCACGCCAGCCCAGGAATCATACATCCCGTTGCTGGCTCGGCTTTCTTTCCGCGCGTTCGAGGTCATCTTGGCCTCGATGTGAGGGACCAGGACGGAGGCCACCTGCTGGCCGCCGATCTGGAGGTTCACCTGGATGGGCTGGCCTGACTGCGTAGTTTTTTCCGGCGTATGGAAGAGCTGGAATGGATCAAGTTTGTCCTTCCACGTAAGGTGGTAGTTAGGGTTGTCATACCCGTATCGATGGTCGAGGCCTCTGGCCTGATTGGCTACAAGGTGCGTTCCTGTTGCCGTAACCGCCGCAGTTGCTCCCCATGGGCCTGCTACACGGCCACCAACTGCGGCACTCAAACCAATCTCCCAAAGCCATGAAGGCACAATTGATACCGCCTTGCTTATCAACGTAGCGGCTCCAATCATGCCCTTAGCAAAATCTCCTATCTGACCCGCCATTCGGCTCATGTCGCTTGGATGGGCAGTCATATACGCAGATGTGTTGTTGAGAGCATCCGTCAGGCTGTTCAGAACCTTGATGCCTGGACCCTGAGCGAACTGCCCAAGCGAAAACTCAAAGCGCTCCCATGCAATCTCCGTCCGCTGTTGAGCAGCTTTTGAGCCTCCCTCCAGTGCATTAACCGACGCTGTGGCGTTAGTCCTTCGAGCCGCAGCAGCCTGCCTGGCAACATTTCCGCTTGCACCGTACGTCTCATTGATAAGATCCGAGACGTTCATGCGCTGGATCATTCCAAGCAGTTCGGGATTACGGGGGAGTAGGGGAGTAATATTCCGTGTGATCCAACCAATTGGGTCAGAGTATAGCTCCTGCTGTCCCTTGAACTGACCATTTCGGCCGACCAGGCCGAGACTCTGGAAATATTCAAAGTCGGCATTTTTCATGCGCGGATGAAAGCCGCCAAAAAGGTTTTCAAGAGACCGCACCTGCATGCCAGCCTTGGCAGGGGCGATGTCGATAAAGTGGGCAAGATTGAACATGCCCGTATCGCTCATCTGCTGTGCTGCGGCACCCGCTGAGCGGCTGAACTGAAAGAAATTCTTTCCCTGCATGAACTGCCGATTGGCAAAGATCATTCCCATAGCGGCATCCGTGGACGCATTGGCGCGCCCCGCATCGAACTGCCCTGTAGCGGGATTGTAGAACCGGTTTGAGATATCCTGCGCCCGAACAAAGTTCGCACTCTCCCTAAGTGCAGCGGGTCCATCCTTTCCAAGAAGCTGGAATGAGCGGTCAACGCGGCTCAGAATATCTGCGATTGCAGGCACTTCCCCCATCCGGCCGCCCGACAAATCATAGGCCTCCGACACAAGTGTGGCTGAGTCCGGGGCGTTGATATACGGGTTTGTCCGCCGGATGCGGTCAGCCTGTGTCCGCAACGCGGCAATATTCACCTTGGGGTCGCCAGACATGGACAGAAATGTCTGGTCGTACGTTCCAGCCTGTTCAAATCCTGAACTCAGGACGTGCCAGCCGAGATACCCCGCAAACATTTCAGGAAGTGTGAGGACATGATGTTCACGAGGAACGCGCAAGTTCCCGACCGCACGTGCTCCAGTCATTGCCCCAGAGCGGGCAGCCCTTACGGCCGTGCGTGCACCTCTGCGCATCCGAGAAAGGTGAGACTCTCGCGGAGCTTCCCCGTCAAAAAATGGCTCGTCAAAGTCATGCCACCCCTGCGGTCCATATGGCGCGCCATGTAGCGCAAAATCGGGCCGATATCCGTTATCGTAGATCGTGTCTGCTGCGCTCGGCTGCGAGCGATAGGTATTCCTGTACTTGAAGTTCAGGTCGCCGGATCCGGACGGCCCGAAGCCTGGGATAACAGCGACGCCAGTTCCGGGCGCTCTGGGAGCGGGCAACAATAACTGAGGACGCCCTGGCAGCCCTTCAGCCGCAGCGGGGAACGGCGTGACGTAATTTCCCGTAGCGACAAATGTCGGTGTGCGCTGAGCCACAGTCGTAGCGGTTAATGCCATATCGGCCGCAGAGGGCCGATTGGAAGCGCGGGGCGAAGTTGTCTGATCGCTACTTCCCGAAGTGCTACCTGAAGAAGAGGAAGCCGGGCGAAACCGTCCAGACGCAGACGCAATATCCCGCGCAGCCTTCGCGGCCCGCTCCAGATCGGACGCCAACCCACCCGCAAGCCTCCGAGCGCCACCAAGGGACGAAACCATGGAGGCAAACCCCATGTTGACGTCCTTCTGGCGCTCCAGAATACGGTCCATTCCACGCAGCATTTCGCCAATCGGTCCGGAAACTTTCGTTGCATCCGCGACAAAGGACACGCCGATCTGATAGGCTTCAATACTCATGATGATTCCTAATGTAAAAACAGGCTTGGATTTCGAGCGGTACTGTTTTGAGCAACTGCAACGACGCGGTTGGAGCGTTCGTCACATTGGCGCTGCCGGGGATTTTGGCTGCGACCTGCTAGCGACTACGGGAAAGTCAGTCGTTGCGATTCAGTGCAAATATTACAGTAAATCTGTCGGGCCAAAGTGCGTGCAGGAAGTGTTCGCATCTTTGCATTACCATCGCGCGACCCACGCGGCGGTTATCTGTAATTCTGGCTTCACAGCGGCGTGCTACAAGCTCGCAGTAGCCACCAATGTAGCATTAGTGGAAGCCGATAATCTCGGGTCTCTAACAGAGAGACTTGGGGTTGATGCAGATGGGATCAGGCGAACCCCTGGAGTGAAGCGTACGTGCATACACTGCCGGCAGCCCATACGTGTCCCATTAGAGGGAAAGCCCCTCAGGTTGAGATGCACACTGTGCTGGGAAGAGGGGATGTATGACCGCGACGGAGGAGAGCCTCTTCCAGCAAAGCGCTCCATAAAAAAAGCCGCCCGGTGAGGGGCGGCTGGCAGGGGAGGTCTTAACTTTTTAGGACTTCGCGTTTGAGACTAACCCTATAACATTCTTAATGAACTCAATTTGGGGGCTAGTAAATAATGGGTCGTCGTTGTTTTTATCCTTTGCTGAGGAGGTCATCCTCATCAGTGAAATAACTATCGACAACGGCACCGAAGCATAAATTATTAATATGGCAACAAGGAGAAGGCTTGAATGCCAGTCTTGTACAGAAGATGTTATGACAAGATCGTTATAAGTAAGCAGCCTAGTCAATTCACAGAACAAACCAACAAACATACAGAAACTAAGAAACCCAAAAGGATAAAATAACCACAAACGAAACTTACGTTTCTGCTTTTGGTCTTCTAGTTCTTCACTAATGTTATTTGCGCCTGACTGAGTAATTTCACCGTTAGAAAGATCACCGCTCAGGTCAACCACTTAAATGTATCCTAGCTTCTTGAGACGAATTTCCATAGCAACGCCGGATACATCAAACTTCTCGCAAAGTGTTTTGATGGAGGTAATGCCTGCCCCTTTAATGAGGGCCGAAACATATTCAGCGGGCATCAGGAGGTCAGCTGCAAAATTATTTGCTTCAGATTCGATAGGATCGAAGTTGTAGATGTTGAATTCTTTGGTGGAATCCCGAGGCCGCTCGCCATGTAGCAGAAAGTGATGGCCGAGTTCGTGAGCAACCGTAAAACGGATACGACGCTCTGGCTCAAATCGGCTTACCAAAATCTTTGGTTGACCATGATTGCCGGTTGGCAAGTACCAGCCGCTGACATTTACCTCCTCAAAAGGTAAATTCCCAATCTTAATGTCAGCCTTCCGCGCGATTTTCTCAGGGTCTATAGGTAAGATGCCTCTCGTCCAATATTTATCGAGGACCTCTTGGGGGGTCATCTTTTTTATTGTCACAATTGGCCTCCCATCATCTACTAACTGTCTTTTCATCAACTGAGCGAGCTGTTGCTCCAAATCTCGCTCAATCCAAGGAGCATCATAAGTTTCGCATATATGTCTGTAATTTCCGCACGCGGCAATATCTGCGCGCAGCCAAAATCACAACCGTGACGATAACGCTCCCATATTTGTGGGGTTTATCGCCACAAAAAACCGCCTCGAAGGGCGGCACCCCCTCAGCATCCTTAATGGTCAGCATCCGCCCCAGAAAGCAGACCGCCCGAGCCATCCACCAAAGGCGGCGTGACTTTCCCGCGTACGAGCCAATAAACGATACCCAAAGCCAGCACAGCACCCGAAAGCGCGGCCATCTCCTGCACGTTGACGCCGTTCAGGTCGAGTACGATGAATTTCCGGACTGTCGCCATCATGCCAATAAGCAGGACCGACCGCATCCGGGCCATGCTGTGTGCCTGACCGCCTGGCATCACCAGAATTGAGTGCTTGAACTCCAGCGCAATTAGCACTGTGAAGAACATGCCAAAAAGAGCTTGCAGCAAGACCGGGTTCGTTGGTTCCAGTCCTGTACTCAGCACCATGCGGACGACTGCCACAACGACATGCAGCAACCCGACGCAGGCCACGGCCGTAATGCACAGGGTCAGTATGAGCATGGCCGCTTCTTCGAACAGATCGAAAGCGCGCGCCAGTTTCAGAAAACCTGGAATATTCTTAATCATAGCTGGCAACACATCTCCGTGAATGAGGGAGGATCGTACTGTCAGATCGAGGTTTCGGGAAGGTGAGAGCGGAGACGCATAAAGCCGCCCTCTGTGGCTGCTTTACAGCCAGAAAGCACAGGCCATCATCATTTTTTTCGCTCTCAGCACGGCGATTTCAGACGTGCTATATCGTTGACGCATAAAGAACATAGGAGGTTTTATGCAAGCCCCGTCCTTACCTTTTCAGGTATCCCTCGCTGTCATATTTGCCTGGTCCGCACTAGTCTGCGTAATCACCGGGCTGCACATGTGGCTATCCCTATTCAACCCTTGTGGTGGGCTGACCTTTATGGCGGTTGGCGCGTTCTTTGGCACAATAATGCTAGCATTGTGTGTTACTGAACATTGAAAAGCCGCCTTTCGGGGCGGCTCCATAGTCATGCAGCCACAAGACTACGCTTAGGCACTCGGGCGGTGCGACCCTTCAAGGTCTCACCCCCGAGAAACGCACCTTCGTGCTGGACCTTCACGGTAGCCACCACGAACCCCAGGCAGAATTTCGCAAAGTCCTCCAGCGAGTATTCCAGAGGCTCAATCCCCGGCTTCCGCTCTCGTGTTTTCGGGTCAATGTCCCGATCAGGCCAGAGTAGCGCCAGCTTCCCACCGCAGTTCTGGACCTGATAGACGTTCTGGAACGGACCATTCGCTACGACGTACAGTCCTTCCTGAACGAAGCCGCGAACCTCCTGCCAGATCACATAGTCCCCGCGCCGAAGCTCGGGGTACAGGCCATTGTGATCAATCCGCATGAGTTTGTTCCGAGAACTCGTACTTCCTGCCAAAGCCAGCGCGCTCATGACACTCCCTCCGGCTTCTTGGCGAAAGGGCAAGGGGCTTCCTTATTCCTCCGAGTGAACTCCTTAATCGGCTTTTGTCCGAGCAGGACTTCATCATTATGCAGCCTGACCCAAGCCTTTCCCTGAGATTCCATGAATGGAACGGCCAGTTCGTGAGGGAAGAGCCAAGTATTCGTGCGCGCGCATCGGAGCAAAGGAACGCCTTGCTTCATTCCTAGCGCCCGAAGGGCGTTTCCGACACGCTTCACGATCCGACCGCGCCCAGTCTGAACGCACCCATACTGCACAAGCCATTCCTTGGCGGTCCGATCAGTGACAGCAGATGTTCCGGTCTGGTGCGTTGTCCGAAGGGTAGCTAGGACTGGAGCAACAGTTTCGGCTAGTGCCTTGTTGACGACACCCTTCACAATTCCACCCAGAACCTGTCTGACCGTTGCTTCGAGAGAAACTACATTGACAGTCTGTGCCACAGCGCGAGCATTGTTCTCAATCCAAATGAAATAGGATCGGACAAGGCGCCCAACCTCATTCTTTTCGACCATCGCGATGTGCTTCGCTGCATCGAGGGTAAGGCGGTAATCCTTAGGCGGACGGCCACCGGACAGGTTTTCCTCAGAATTGAGGAAAACCTCATAATCGGCGTTTTCAATCATCCCTAAGGAATTTAACCGGCGTCTAATCCAATCATCAAATCGCGTTTCAACTTTTAGGCCACCATGAAGGGAACGGGCATTTTCGATCCCGAGTACAACTTTCCCCCCGATGACCACGTCGGTTGCGGCGCAGATCGTCGCGATTTCCTTAAACTCGGCAGGAATGGGAAGATTAGGGCTCATACCGCATCCCCCTCTTCGGAAGCAGGAGGCGCTGTGAAAATCTCTCGCACCCTCTTGCGCCAAGCCTCTTCCACTTCGGGAATATCGGGGCGGAATGTGAACCCCATTCCATCGCGGACAATTTCAGAGATCTTGGCTAAAGTATCGGCTACAGGCGCTTCATTCACCTCTCCCATTGTCAATGCGTCCGCCACTTCTGCGACTGCTAGCCAATTCGACAGACATTCGCGCTCCAAATGGACGCGGGAAATGCGGGCGAAATAGTCTTCGATATGTTCAGGCTTTGCCCACTCGGGCGTGTTTGTGCTATCGAGGCTCATGGCCATTTCCTTAGACGGTGGTGGTTGAGGCGTCGGAATTGCTGCCAGGCTGGTCCGACGCCTTTTTTGTTTCCGAAATCGTCGCTGCATAACCTTCGAGGGCAAACACCAGCTCGGCGTTAAGAGTTCTGCGGTTTCGGACTGCGTTCAGCTTCAATGCGATATGCAGATCGGGCGGTATCCGCATTCTGAACTGCGCCCATTCTCGAACTTGCATTAATCCTCCTTAAGGCATGACGCGTTTTGCGTCATGCCTCTTTTGTGTGCCAATGTGCGTCATTGTCGTCAAGATCTTTTTGCGTCATTTTTGCGGCATGTCAGATGATGCTCATTTCCGGCTACGAATCCCCCGCTCAATTAAAGATTGGGTTGAAGAGCGCGCCAAGGCGAACAACCGCTCTATCAACGCGGAGATCCTATCGTGCCTTGAACTTGTTCGAACGGGGAACGTCCTAGACGAAAGCGCAGCCAAAGAGCGCTTAGAGGTGCTCGTCGATGAGGCTATAAAGCCTGTCACAGATAAGCTGGAAACTGACTTCGCAAACATGATGCAGTCTCTTGATCAGCTGATGCGCTCAGTGAAGAAAGACTAGAGCGTTCCCCTCCACCCCAAACTCCGGCATGTTACGGAGCGTGAATGGAGGGGCGAATGAACAAAACTAACGTTGTTATGCTGGCGTGCGTCGGGGTGGCCGCAGTCGCCCTTGTCATTGCCGCTCGACCGGATCCCTCTGATTCACCCTTGACTGTGCCGGCTGCGTCAAAGCCTGACACCGCTAATGCAATGGCGGCCACGTCGCCCGAAGCGCCAGAAGTACCCGCCTCGGCGCCGGATGGATCGTGCCTATCAACAATAGATCAGAGCACTCATGACTTAGTGTTTGCATGCAACACGCAAACATTCATTGATAGATATGATCAGTCGATGAACCAAAGCTTAAGCAAGAAAAACCAAAATCATTCTAAATTATACCAGTGTAAAAATTTTCCTGATCATACTGACTGTAAATACAGACAAGAGGCATTTAATGCCATGAATATGGAATTCCGAAAACTTGGGTTAGTTCACGGTCGCTTCAACGATGCCTCAATGGTCGAATTTGATCGCTCTTCAGATGGAAACGTCACAAGCGTCACCCTTCGAGGGTCTCGGTCCGACCCCATTAACCTATTTAGTTTCGCCGCTAATGTTGAAGACTTTGCAGGCATTTGGGATCGAAACGAGTCCTCCAAGGACAATCAGAAAATTTTCACAAACGACTTAGGACTTATGCGAGGGGATGATGCGGCGGACATAGGGGAGACGCTAACTGTGAATAGACCGTATGCCAAAATCAGTTGCACGTCCTGGCCATCCGAGACGACCATGGGCATAAAGTGCGTCTTTGAACCAAGACTATAACGGCTTTTCATTCCGCCTCGTCTGCCACTGCATTCGGAAGTGGACGCCCCTTGAGCACCCGCACCACAACCTTCGCCACTCCCTGAGCCACGCGATCCTCATTCCGGTGCGCGGCAACCGATAGTTCCGGGCGAGGGGGCTGATAGTTGGCCTGCTCCAATCGGCCCATCTCGAACACGACGGCCTTGATATCGTCCGACCCGATAGAGGCGTGAACCCGCAAAGCCGGTTCTGACACGCGCGTGCCGTAGCTGTCCCGCATGTCGCCAGTCCGCAGACCGGGATCATCAGGGGTAAATCCCTGGCGAATACGGTCATCAATCGTGCTGTCGGCAAGCGGCGCGGTCGGCAGCCCACTCTCTGGCCCGTCCAGATAGTGCCCAATCTGTGCCTGCGTCTCGACCTTGATACGATCTGCGCCATCCTGCACGCCGCGATGGACGGCAGCGGGGAGGGCGGGCAGCACACGCTCACGCATGAACTGCTGAAAAGATGAAACGTCTTTAAACTGCCTCATCCGCCCCTCCGATGGAACATCATGGTGTCCCAGTCGCACACTTCGCCGTTCATTTCCCGGAGCGCCACACACGCGGCCATTCTCCGGGCGTTCGACCAGCCTTTAGCCACGTCCCACGCTATCCCGTGGTCTGCCAGAAACAGCAGTTCCTGAAACAGCGGGGACCGGCTCAGTTTTTTGCCGTGTCTTTCGTGGCTTCATCAGCCTTTTCAGGGGAAAGTGTTTTCTGAAGCTCAACGACGCCAGCGTTGCCGATCTTGCGCGCCAATTCCTTCACCTCATCCTTGGTGGAAGGAAATTGAACAGGAACGCCATCCACGCTCGTGACAGTTGCAACCATCTGCGCATAACCAAGCCATGCGCCCGCAGCCGCACCTGACATAGCCGAGCCGGCAGCCTCGATCAGATCCAGCATATCGCCCGGATCGATCTCTTTCAGCCCGAGCTTGCGGCCGTCGGGGAGGGTGATTTCAGAAGGGAGGC